CTGAGTTGAAATATCGATTGATACGACCTGCGGGATCTGCAAAATAATCTGTGCCCATGTCTCTGGTGAGTGATATTTGTACTGCATCTTTGATGAGTTTTTCAACTGGTTCAAATTCGCCCTTCTCCAGCAAGTCTGCTGATTTTAAAATTGCACGTTCAAGTTCTTGGCGGCGAGTAAACGCTTCAAACTCACTCATAAACCAATCGTAGTGACCTTCGTTCAAGTCTGGTACTGGCTGCAGTTTGACACCTGTGGTTGCAGAGATCTGTGACCTGTCAGGCATGGTCTTGTGAGCATCTGTGTGTTCTTTAATGAACTCAGCCGCTGGCCTTAGACTTCGGTCAAAGTTCTGCGGGTTGTAGATGTTTTGAACACGCACATAACTTGTGGCGTCTTCCAGCATCATTTCTAGAAATAATCTTTGGACGTCAAGTCCGTATTCTTTTAACAAGTTGTTTTTTCCTTATTTCTATTTTGATTTTACTAGTTTCTCTTGAGGCCATAATAGTTAGCAAGGCCCCTAGGCGGCCCAACTTTATCACAGCGTCATTGACATCTTTACAACCGGCCGGCCATTCAGGTATGCTCACTGCCCAGCCCAGTTCCACCGCACGGTCAATTAGTTCTACACCTGCGACATCTTGATCTGGTACTACAGTTACTTCACGTCCAAGACTGCGTATCAATCTTGCTTGTGCATCACTGATGGTATTGTGCATCACAGCCAGGCCACCAATTGAAAGTGCATCAAAGATACCTTCCATCACCAACACATGTTGCCAGTCTGCATGTTGTAGATCTGTACCAAACACATAGCCTGGCTGTGAGTGATTGATGTACTTGGGCTGTTTGTTATCCAAGAATCTAGCAGTCCACCCCACTATCTTGTTGTCGTACGTGAATGGAACCAACACAAACGGTCTAACCCAATGAATGCCATCAGTTTTGATAGAAGTCATTATGGGAAAATCTTCAGGAACACCACGCCGACGGATGTAATCCCAGTATAACACATGCTCAGGTGTGACCACTTCCGAGAACGGAGGAAAGTCGTCTGAGTCTTCAAATTCAATGGCACTCAACGCATTGAATACTCGTTGCCGATCTTCCAATATACCATGTATGCTCCGATGACGCAGACTTTCAAGATTGAGCATGTCAATCTCATTTTCTGGCACACCCATCCACCCTAGTAATCGTCGTGCTTTGAAACTGACTGTGCGGCCTAGAATGAAACTGGCTGTGTATGCGCAGTTGAAACAATGATAACTCCAACCCGATTCAGTTGCTTTGATACCGCCACGTCCACGCTTGTCTGGGCTGTTGCCATTGTGAGTGCAACATACCGCATTGAAACTCAGCCAGCCCTGTGGACTGGGTTTTCTTTTTGCAGGTAGGTAAGCAAGGATGTCTAGCATCTGTTGATTATAACAGATTAGTTACACTAGATCAACGATATTGAACGTTTTCAATCTTGCCGTTTGTGAATATTGCGGTTGCAGCAATCGAACCTTGGAATTGTAGTGGCACGTACCCAGAACCACCGTCGAGGATGGTCACTCCAGCAATTACTCCTGCATCACTGATAGTACAAACTGCTTCGGCGCCCGAGCCGTTGCCCAAAATTTGAATGTACGGTGGTCCAACATAGTTATAACCTGCGTTGGTGATACTGATTCCTGTGACCACACCGTCGGTCACTTGCACATTACCGCTGGCACCATAGCCCACTGAGTTGTTTAGAGCCAAACGTAACAGTGGATGGAACCCAACAATATTAAAATAGTCACTCACTGTTGCCCCAGAATACTCGCGAGTTTCACTTACATTGTACCAAACGGATTCATAATTTTGTGCGGCTTGTATTTTGACTGTGCCTGTGTAGCCCACAAGATCAAACTTGACCGTGGTAACACTAGACCCATTGGTTGGTATGAAGCTAGAATAAAATTCAGTCATTTGAATTGAATTTTGCGGTTGTGGTGTAAGTGCCCAGTCAGGAAATTGTGTGGGAGCAGTGCCCACAAAGTTATTTTTACCATACATGTCTGGAACTGTGCATTCTGCGCTGGGCACAAACTGTGGTAGGATTGAGTCAACAATGTTACAATCTGCTCGAGCCTGACTGTTGGCATCTACATAAGCGGCTTGTACATAGTTGCCGGCACTGCGTTGTATGCTGTAACTGGCCGGCTGTGCCATGATATTGATAGTGTCTTCTGTGTTGAGAACTACTTTGACACGGCCCAGAGCAGAGCTCAAGATTTCCATGTCCTTGGTGATCAACAGTTCGTCGCCAGTTTGATTCACCACACGGAACACAAATGTGCTGCCTGCAATGTTTACGGGTTTCTCATCTTGATTGATAAATTCAAAGAGCAGAACATTGTCCACTCCCTTGTTGATTGTTAGTTGTTTTGCATACACTGGGTCGTACCTCGTTGTAAAGTATCCGCCACTGGTGTCTATCAAAAGTACCCGGACGATTTGTTGGTATAAGTAAACGGTGGTTGAATACATAGGATCCTCGAAACAGTATTTATGGGTAATAATATTTTTGAAAAGCTAACGGAGAAGTATCCCTTTATAACATTGTGCTTGTACGCAAATGTGGAATATGTGGGTGTGGTACAAAACAGAGACGATGTTGTCACCACTATCTACGACTTTGGTGCTGTACAAACACAGGAACATAAGCTGCTGTTTTTAGAACTTGCCAGTACCTGGTGGTGGGAAAGCAATCGTAGCATACCTATAAACATATTCCTACGCAGAGATTGGGAACAATTCCGCCCTACTCTTCGTACGTTTGTCAATAAAGACCTGGAAATTTTGCATGGACCAGCGTGTAGTTTGCTGGACATAGTACGCAGAAAAGGCAAGCGAAAGTCAATCACGCTGGTGCGTCGACTTGATTAAGCAGGTTCATGTGTAATGCTACCAGGGCCGCGTAGGAAACTGCGTGGCTTTTCTTAAATGTGTAGCCTCGAGATTCGTCTCCGTCCCATACTTCAGCAAAGACTTCAGACCAAGGACGAGTTTGTAAGTGTGCCTTGCCCGGGCGAATAATAGAGATAAACGCCGCCATCCTGGGTATTGAATCTGGTTTCATCACCCGTAGCAAATCTGTGTAATTGCCCACATGTGCCAGTTGGCTGGCCCAGGCATGATCTGTCCACAGTCTTTCCCAAGGTGGGGTGGCTGTGAGCATTGCTTCGTAGTGTGCAGGATCACGTACCAACTGATACACACTCATGTTTAGGAAGTCCAGTTTAAAATATCCACGTTGTTCTGCTTCTTCGTAATCTATTGCAGCACACTGATTGACAGGATCCGCAGGAATGTCTGTTACATAGATACCTGAGTTGTGCTTTCGTCCATTGCTTTGTCGTGCGGGCACATGCTGAATCAGTCGCAACACAGTTTCTCTGTCGGCAAAGTCGATGTCAATGTCTGCGCTCATTACCATCCTGCTTGTTTTAATATTTTTTTTAACATACTCATAATCTTTTCCAATGAGAGATGTCTCGATCAATTACAGTCTGTAATTGATCGATGTCGTAATTTATTAAAGCTACTAGGTCATTAGAAATTAGATTATTGCTGTATCGATATGCAGTGACATTTATTTTTTGTAAATCAAGTATAGCAGGCACAGGTAAATTCATTTGACTACAGTAGTTTAGAAAAAATATTTCTGGGTTAGATTTTAAATCCTCGTAGAAAAATATTTTAAATCGGTTAGGTGGAAAAAATTCCATCCATCTTGACAAGATTAAATTAGTTTGATTGAACCAGCCGTCCCCGTGTAAATCTACAATAGATTCAGAAAATGTATATGAGTTTCTATGTCTCCTAATAAGAAAATTATATAGACTCCAATACAAATCAAATGGATTTCTTAAGATAATACTAACATTCACTGTGTCAATTTCTGACAACAAGTGAATCATGTACCGATCGATTCCCAACAGCGATGGATCAAAATTAGCTGTAATAGGATAGTTGACGTAGTCTTTGCTGTATTGATCGACTGTGCTTATTCCATTGGTTAGATCAGCATTTTCTTTTTCTCTAGGATGCGAAAACCATTCCTGCTGTGTTAAAACCTTCCACACCCAGGTTGTGCCGCATTTTGGGTAACCGATATTAATAATATGTGAAGATTTCATTTTTTAATTTATCATTTCTCTAAAAATTGGTAATTTAAATTCATACACTAATTCACCTGTGTCGTAGAGAAAATTGCCAGTATCTATCAATTGATTGTTTTTTAACATTGTGCCAGACATGGTAAGTCTTTTCCTTGTGTATAAATTGTCAATTTTTAGATTGGTAAGTTCTATAGAATTGTCTCTGTTAAATTGATCGTCGGGTATTAGACTTTGTACAATCAGTTGTATTGGATTGACAAAATCATAGTAGTAATACAATATGTTAAAATGTTGTCCAGATGTGTTTATATTTTTAATTGTTGTCAAAGACAGTGTGATATTATCTTGTTTGACTACTATGTCGACTGATTGTGTTGATACATAGTCCAATGTTGGATCTGGGTGTAATACCAACATCCCTGAGAAACTCCCTGTGTATGGCATTGGTGTTACCATCCTGCCTTGTTCAATATATCTTTCACGTACTCTTGGTCCGCTGGGTAGTTAGTAAACTTCTTTTGCCAGGCGTCCGAGTCAATGTAGGGCCATGCCATGGCCACTTGTTCTGTACTCAGTTCACTTAGAAACTTTTGTCCTGACTCTGAATTGTAAATCACCCAGGGACTTATGCGTCCGGCTGTGACAGCATAACATAGACTATTGGTGTTGCCATAGCGCATCCAGTCATGTGGGGGATTGCCAGTTTCCTCTGCCCAACGTATGCTGTGTTCTATTGCTCGAGCCAAGGCATCGTCCACTGCTTCCACACGCAGGTATTCAATCAAGTATTCAGTGTACACCTTGTCGCTACACCAGTTGTCAATTTTCTTTTGTGCCTTCAGCAACCATGCCATAAAACGTGGGGGCGCAATCACATGGGTGTTTACACAATAGTTTCCAAACTTGACAAATGCCCTGTAATAAGGGCTGTCACAAAAGTCATCATGTGTTTTGTTCTTGGCTGATCCTTGCATGGTTTCATAAAACTTGATGTATGCTTGGAATCCCATACGTACCCCTGCTTCGTCTCGAGCAAGTCGTCGACGTTTGGGTTCACACATGTGAACGGCTATTGACGTTTCTCTAGCAAACGTTTTCTTGCAATAATCGCACAAAAAGCTCATGCTAACAGTTTACGCTCTTGAATGTAGTTTGTCAAATATTCATTTAGCTTTTGGTGATGTCCAATTGCCGCATGTGTCATGTCCGGTGGAACATAAGGTGCACCAGGGCCATAATCTTTGGCCTGAACTCCGTGTTCAGCTTGCCAGGCTGTGGCACGCCAACCAAACTTGCCCACAATTTCGGGCTGATCAAACAATGTTAACCTTGGTTCTGATAACAAATCCAAATATAGGTTGTCTGCTTGTTGGAACATCAGCACCCGGTGCCCGTGACTTTGCAAATCAGAGATAGTGCTCAGCATACGATACATCAAATCTTCCGTGCGATCTAAAATACTGAACACTTCACTTTTGAGTTTGGTTTCTACAAATTGATCTGAGTCTGCTTGTGTCCAGTCATATTGCCAACGAGATTTAAACTCTTGATTTTGCGGGTTGGCCCAACGTCCTTCAAAATCGTTTTCAGGTTTACATATGGGTATCTCTAGTCTTGATAGAAACGTCATACCTAACACATACAATGTTGGTGGTGCTGTGTAACTGTGTTTGAGTGTGGTTCTTAGTATGCGACTGTTTGCGCTACCACCTATGGCAAGACTGGCAGGATTGTCTAGTGCCAACTGCTGGGCCAAATCAACATGCCCTTGACCCACAGCATACGATTCCATGTAACTGCAACCGTTGACCACTAGGTTCATTTTTTGTCCTGGCCTGCACGACGATTGTATTCGTCAATTTCTTTCTGTGTGGTAATTTGACACATCACATCAATCTCATCATCTTTGTATGTGGGGTATATGGCCATTAGGGCCTTGCGTTTGCCACTGAGTCCTGCTTCCTTTTTCTTGGGAGCAATCCACGGATGTCTAGGTGTGCCCAGTCCCGGACTCACACTCGTGGCCATGAGCCAGTGCAGTCGAGGATGTTTGCTCACATCAAAGAAGTGTTTGTTCAGTCGCTCGTTGCAACTGATAACATAAAACTCCTGTAATTCTCTTGAGCCTTCTACTGAACTTCCCCAACGTATCATGAGATAGTTTGAAAACTTTTTCTTTTCTTCTGGGGTCAAGTCATCGTAAAATGTCCTAACCTTG